CCTGACGTACTGAATAATGTTTCCGCTACGGCTATTGCAGCGATGATGAAGTCAAACTCTGGCAAGCTGGAGTTGATTGCTCGTATCTTTGCTGAGACAGGCGTTAAGAGTCTGTTTAAGGGGATTTTGCACCTATTGGGTAAGTATCAGGATCAGGCAAAGATTGTCCGTATGCGTGGCAAGTTTGTGACGTTTGACCCTAGATCGTGGACTAACCAGTACGACGTAGCCATTAACGTGGGTCTAGGTTCAGGGGATCGTGAGCAGAAACTAGCTATGCTCCAGATGATTATGGCTAAACAGGAGCAGATTCTGACTCAGTTTGGCGCAAGTAATCCGCTGGTTAGCGTTGCTCAGTACCGAGATACCTTGGCTAGAATGATTGAAGCGTCTGGTTTCAAGGATGCTAACGCTTTCCTTAACGAGATTTCTCCAGAGTTGAACGAGCAGTTATCTCAGCCACAGCCACCAGCACCAGATCAACAGGCTGAAGTAGCGCAAATGTTGGCTCAGGTAGAGCGTGAAAAGACCGAAGCTAAGACTCAGATTGAGGCTGCGAAGCTAGACCTAGAGCGTCAGTCGTTAGAGGCTGAGTTCACCCGTAAGGGCATGGAAATGAGCATGAAAGCCCAACAGCAAGAGGCTGATATGCGGATTCGTGAGGCTGAGTTAGCGGTTAAGCAGCTACAGGCTATTTTAGCGATGGACTTGGCTGATGAGGATACGAGAGCTAAACAGGCTGATATTGTCCTGAAGGCTATTAAAGAGCTAGGGAATCTGACAGCGTGAACGGACTTCTACACGACATGATTCAGCAGGGTATAGCCTCATATGGGGCTAGATACGCTGAGAGTCCGTCTGAGCCGTTATCGATGAAGGGTAAGGGTTACTTTGGTCTGTTGCCTAGCTCAGAAGGTGTCTCAACTGAAATCTCGGCTACTAACGATCAGGGCATGAGTTATCCGTTGCTAGTTCCTACCCTAACGCAAGAGGAAGTTAATTACCTGCTACAAGGTGGTCAACCGACTAACGAGATTTACGATAAGGCAGAGATGTTTGCTCGGTCTAGGCAAGCGAGTGGTCAGAGTCCATTTGCGGAACCGACTGAACTGCGTATGCCTGTTGGATTACTGGAGAGCAGATGAGTAAAGCGACTTGGGCTGAGATACTCCTGAAGGACGAGAACTTTCAGGAAATGATGGAAGAACTCCGGTCTAACGAGATTGCCAAGTTTGCAACTAGCGATTATGGTCAGGTAGAGGTTAGAGAGTCTGCTTATCGTCAGTTGAGGGCAATAGAGTCGATTGAAACGTATCTCGAAGGGTTAGCGTCAGAGAAGCTAATTGAGGAGAAGCGGTTAAAGATTTTGTAACCCGTTTCGGGCGGTTCCCGATATAATTTAGGAAAGAAAAGATGAGCGATACTCAAGGAACGACACCGGAATCCGGTAGTCCAGAGTTGAATGTAGGTAGTGCAGCTGACGCTATTTTGGGTCTTATGGGTGGGGAAGAAGGCTCCGAACAGGAACAACCTGAATCTCAAACCGAAGCCAACGATAGCGAAGCCGAATCTGAGGAATACGTCGCAGACGATTCTGATGAGGTAGAACAAGAAGATGAGCAGGATGAGCAAGAGGAGCCTCAGACGTTCCGGGTGAAAGCAGCCGGAGAAGAACGTGAGGTAACCCTTGATGAGCTTATCAAGTCTTATCAACTTGGCACAGACTATACAAAGAAATCGCAAGCCGTAGCTGAAGAACGTAAGGTAGTCGAGGCTGAACGACAGCGCATTGAAGAAGCCAAGTACCTACGAGACCAGTATGCGGAGAGGTTGCAGGTTATTGAGCAGATGCTCAACCAGCAGCCAGAGACAGAGAATCTGGACTATTTGAAGGAAAACGATCCTATCGGTTATGCCGTGAAGGTCGCAGAACTCTCTCAACGGGAGAAGCAGTTAGCTCAAGTTCAATCTGAACGACAGCGAATTGCACAGCAGCAGGAGCAGGAACGTCAGGAGCAGCTAGGGTCTGTGATACAGGCTGAGGCTCGTAAACTGGCAGAGGTTATTCCTGAGTATGCTGACCCGAAGCGTGGTGATGCGATGAAGCGGGAACTTAGGGAGTTTGGACTCAAACTAGGTTTCTCTGAACAAGAGTTAGCGGGGGTTTATGACTCTCGTGCAGTTCTAGCGTTATACAAGGCGATGCAATACGATAAGTTGCAAAGCTCTAAACCTGCCATCACGAAGAAGGTGAACGAAGCCCCGAAAGTTATGAAGTCGGGTGTTGGAAAGAGCAGAGACAGTAACGAAGAACTGAATAAGTTAAAGGCGCGAGCAAAGCAGACCGGAAGGGTAGCTGATGCCGCAAGAGCATTTGAACGATTCTTATAGGAACTATCATGCCTACATTTACAGCACATACCGCGATTGGTCAGCGCGAAGATTTGACCGACATCATCTATGACATCTCGCCTACTGAGACTCCTTTCATGAGTTCGGTTGGTAAGACTAAAGCAACTGCCGTTTATCACGAGTGGCAGACTGACAGCCTAGCTGCTGCTACTACTGCTAACGCAGCGATTGAAGGTGCAGACGCTACTTCGGCTACTCTGGCTCCTACCGTTCGTCTTGGCAACTACACTCAGATTATCCAAAAGACCGTTCAGGTTTCGGGTACTCTGGACACAGTAAACAAGGCAGGTCGTAAGTCTGAAAAGGCTTATCAACTGGCTAAAGCATCGGCTGAGATCAAGCGTGATCTGGAGACTATCCTGCTGGCTAACCAAGGTCGTTCGGCTGGTACATCGACTATTGCTCGTAAACTCGGTTCGCTGCTGTCATGGATCAAGACTAACTCTGACAAAGCCTCTGACGGTTCTGATCCAGCGACTATCGGTGTATCGACTCGTACTGACGGTACTCAGCGTACTTTCACCGAAGCTCTGCTGAAGACTGTTGTTGCAGAGGTATTTGAATCGGGTGGTTCACCTAAGATTCTGATGGTTGGTTCGGCTGGTAAGCAGAAGGTATCATCGTTTGCTGGTATCGGTGCAACACGCTTTAACGTAACTGGTGCTAAGCCTTCGACAATTATCGGTGCTGCTGACATTTACGTTAGCGACTTCGGTAACTTGGCTGTTGTTCCTAACCGTTTCATGCGTACTCGTGATGCTTTGGTACTTGATCCAGAATACGCAGCAGTAGCGTATCTGCGTCCATTCCAGACTAACGAGCTTGCTAAGGCAGGCGATAGTGATAAGACACAACTGCTCGTCGAATGTACGTTGGAGATAAAAAACGAGGCTGCACATGGCATCGTAGCTGACTTAAATATGGCTCTGTAATTGACTATGTTCCCCTGGGCTTCGGCTCAGGGGATTAACTGAAAGGACTCCTTAGTGAACTTTCGTAATTCGGTAGTACATGCGGACGGTGATGGCGGTATCATCATTGAGACTAAACAAGACGTAACAGATATTCTTGAAAGGAATAAGGTTCTCCTAGAGATAGATAAAGCCAGACAGAAAGCTCCTGATGAATTGCATTTAGTGGCATCTATTCCGTTTACGGTGATAGACGAACTAAACAAGATGGGAGTTATGAGAGGGTTTACCGTGTTAGACCAAAAGGCTCTAAATGCGTGGTTAAATAAACCTGAGAATGAAGTCTGGAAAACGTATCGAGGAAAACTTTAATGTCTGCCAAGAAGAAGAAAAAAGGTTTAACGGTAGGTGTATGTGTACCTGCTAGAGATGAAGTTCATACAGGGTTTGCGTTTGACTTCGCTAAGATGGTTGGTTACGACGTTAAGTTTCGTTGTGGCAACGATGACAACGGGCTGAAGTTATACACAATGGCGGGTACTCTGATATTCGACCAGAGAGAAGGATTAGTAAAGGCTGCATTATCTGAAGGTTGTGATGCGGTTTTGTTTATTGATTCTGATATGCGGTTTCCTAGCGACATTATCAGCATTATGCTGAGTCGTGATGTACCGATATTAGGAGTTAATGCAGTAACACGTAGAAAGCCTGTTTTAAGTACGGCTCTTAACTTAGAATTAACTAAGGATGAGGAGACAGGTGAGATTAAAAAGACTCGTTGGTTGAAGGTTGATTCTCGCGGCAAAGAAGGTATCGAGCAGGTAACGGCGGTAGGTTTTGGTGTAACGATGATCCGCAAGGAAGTATTTGAAAAGCTAAAGACTCCGTGGTTTGATGCTCAATGGAGTCCTAGAGGGATCATAGGCGAAGATGTATTTTTTTGCTTAAAGGCATTAGACGAGGGTATTCCGACGTATGTGGATCACGATTTAAGTAAGTATATCGGACACATAGGCACGCACGAATACCGATGGGAAGATGTTGGCGAAACGGCTATATCAGATCATAACGCAGGGAAATAATTATGGCATTGACGGATTACAGTTCGCTAAAGACTTCGGTAGCAAATTATCTGGCTCGTAGTGATTTAACGACTCAGATACCGGACTTTATCCGTCTTGCTGAAGAAAGGCTCGCTAGAGACCTTAGAACACGCAAGATGCTCGTCGTAGCTCGTGCTAATACCACAGCAGGGGATTCGACTGTTGGCTTGCCTACGGACTTCCTAGAGATGCGTGATATGCATTTAAGGACTACGCCGGTTCAATCGCTAACGTATTACTCTCCTAATGCGTTTTATGCTGGCTCGAGAACAACTGATTCGGGTCAGCCATTAGATTACACAATTCTAGCGAGTGAGATTCAATTCGCTCCTATTCCAGACACAGCTTATAGCGTTCAGATGTTGTATTACGCTAAGCCTCAATACCTGTCTGATACAAACATAACCAATTCATTCATGGCTAATTATCCTGATGCTCTGCTTTATGCGGCATTAGGTGAGGCTGAACCGTATTTAATGAATGATGCAAGGCTACAAACATGGGCTGCTTTATATGATCGCT